AAGAATAGAACTAGACGAACAACTAAACGACAGATTAAAAGACGTTGTTTTGAAGCTAAAAATTAAAAGAGCTAAACCAATAAATCAGGAAGAGTTAATACTTAGCTACATTGACAAGGGTTTAGTTATAGATGAAAAAAAATTAATTGATATTAAATTATAATGTTATGGAGAAAGAAACAGGAATAGATTGCATGAAATATAGAAAATCAACTCACTTAGCTAGTGTTGATGTAGATGCAATTAGATTAGAAAAAGGTAAATGTGAACTAACAATTAAAGAAGCATATTTTGCTAAAGGCATAGATGTTTCTGGCACAAAAAAAGACGGTTATTTTCTTGAATTTAAAGAAGACGTTAAACCAATGTTAGCCAACTCTACTAATAGAATGAAAATAGCTAATATTATTAAAAATCAAAAAGGTATTAGTTCAGTTGACAGTAGAAATATTGGTAATTGGATAGGACTTAAAATTGAATTGATAGTTGATAATAATGTAAAAATGATGGGTCAGATTGTTGATGGAATAAGAGTTAAAGAGATAACTGAACTACCAATATTAACAGATAAACATCCAAAGTTTAAAGCGGTTAAAGACGCTGTTATTAGTGGGCAGTATAATATTGAGCAGGTTAAAACTAAATATCAAGTAAGTAAAGAAGTTGAACAATTAATTTTAGGAAAATGAAAGAATTTAAAATAAGAGCTTCGGCTTGTGGTAATATCATGGGAGTTCGTGGTTTGGGTAAAACTGGAGAAACGTACTGTAAAGATTGGTTGAAAGGTCAAGTTTACAACCGTAAAAGAGATATATCTAATAAGTACACTCAAAAGGGCAACGAAGTAGAAGATAATAGCATAGATTTTATTTCAGAACAATTAGATTTAGGTTTTGTTTTAAAGAATGAAAAGTTTTTTGAAAATGATTTTTGTCAAGGAACACCCGATTTAATACTTCCCGAATTAATTATTGACGTTAAAAATAGTTGGGATGTACACACATTCCCGATTTTTGAAGATGAATTGCCAAATAAAGATTATTATTATCAGGCACAAGTTTATATGGAATTAGTTGGTGTTGATAATTATAAAGTTGTTTATGTTCTTTCAGATACTCCTTTACATCTTATCGAAAAAGAAGCGTATTGGTATTGTAAGAATAATGGATATGATGAATTGGATTTAGACATATTGGATGAGTTCATAGCTAAAATGACTTATTCAGATATTCCAAACAATTTAAAAATAAAAGTTTTTGATATTAAGAGAAATCAAGATGATATTGATTTAATAAAAAGTAGAGTTGAAGAATGTAAAGAGGTAATAAGTAAACTTAAAAATAAATTAAAATGAAGGAATCAGAAATAAGAAGAATTAAGTTAAACGATTTGGTTAATGAATCACAATATAGCCAAAGACAAATAGCTTTAAGGTCAGGAGTAAGCTACACCCACTTAAACGCTGTTTTAAGAGGTCGTATGAATTTAACAAAAGACTTTTATCTTAGAGTTAAATATCAATTAGAAAAGTAAGGTTATGAATTATTGGAGTCATGTTGGAATACCCAACGTAAAAAGAAAAGAGAATGTATTTGATAACGTATGTCGAGTATTTGAATTAACGTCTATTGAGTTAAGAAGTCGTAAAAGGTTTAGAAAGATAGTTGACGGTAAAACTGCATTGTGTTATATTCTTCATAGAAAGTGTGGATTAACTTCAACAGAAGTAGCGGCTTTCATGAAATTGAATCACGCAACAATATTGCATCATTGCAAAAAGGCAGAGGGATTAATAGAAACTGATAAAGAATATCTAAGTAAATTAAAACAACTAAATATTATATTATGAGCCAATCACAAATAGAATCATTTAATCATTTAAAGTCGTCTGGAAAAGATAAAGCACAACAATTTATTATTTTAGAACTTCTAAAGGTTAATAGCTTATTAAACAGAAAAGAAATAGAGATGTTAACTGGATTTAATAGTCCTTCTGTAACTGGTAGATGTTCTGAATTAGCATTTGAAGGTAAGATAGTAGAGCATCATCTTACTGATGGAACTTACTACTCACTAGTACACAACGAAGCCCTAACAAGAGTGTTAAAGGATAAGAAGCAGCGACAAAAGACTGTACGAGATTTAAAGAAAATTCTAAACAATGAACAAGCTATAAATTATTTGATTGGCTGTTTTGTAAGTGCCATGACAGACGAAAGAGAATTAAAAGAAGCGTTTAAAAGTGAAATTAAAAATTTATTAGTATAATTAGTTTGTTACTAAATAATTATTAGTAGATTTGTTAAAACTTAAAAAAATAAGATTATGGAGTATAAAGAATTTTTAGAAACGAAAAAGCACTTATTAGGTAGTTTTGGGTTTGAGCCAAATTTTATACCAGATATTGCTTTTGACTTCCAAAGAGAAATAATAAAAAGAGCTTGTTTAAAAGGGCGTATGGCTGTATTTGCTGATACTGGACTTGGTAAAACATTAATACAATTATCATTAGCTAAGAATGTTGTTAACCACACCAACGGAAAGGTATTAATATTAACTCCTTTGGCTGTTGCTTTTCAATTTATATTAGAAGCTAAGAAACTAGGTATTGATGATATTGAGTACAGCAAGGACGGCAAGCATACTAAAAAGATAGTTATTTGTAATTATGAGAGGTTACATTATTTTGATAGTAAAGATTTTAAAGGTGTTGTACTAGACGAAAGTAGTATATTAAAGAACTTTGACGGTAAAATTAAAAATCAAATAACGGCTTTTGTAAAGAAGTTGCCTTATAGATTTTTAAGCACAGCGACACCTAGCTCTAATGATTTTATAGAATTAGGCACGAGTTCAGAAGCTTTAGGTTATATGGGTTATACTGATATGTTAGGTAAGTTTTTTAAGAATAATAATAACTCTATTGACCCTAAACACGCTGGAGAGAAATGGTATTTAAAACCACACGCAGAAAAAGACTTTTTTAGTTGGGTTAATCAATGGGCTATAATGGTTAAAATGCCTAGTGATTTAGGTTTTTCAGATGAAAGATATATTTTACCAGAATTAATAATTAATACTCATACTATAAAAAATAAATCTTTGTTAGCTGTTGATGGTCAGATACAAATGTTTAATAAACCAGCCAAAGGATTTAACGAGGTTAGACATGAAGTAAAGCAAACAATAGAGGAAAGATGTATTAAAGCTGTTGAACTTGCAAAAGGTAAAACTTCTGTTTATTGGTGTAATAGAAATGAAGAAAGTAAACTATTAAGTCAGTTAGATAGTGAGGCTGTTGAAATAATAGGTAGTCAATCAATGGAGAAAAAAGAAGAAATACTACAAAAGTTTGCTAATGGAGAAATAAAAAGATTAATAACAAAGGCTAAAATGACTGGTATGGGGTTGAACTGGCAACATTGTAATCATTCTGTATTTTTTCCTACTTATTCTTATGAGCAATATTATCAAGCTGTAAGGAGGTTTTGGAGGTTTGGACAAAATAATGATGTAACTATTGATATGGTTATTTCTGATGGACAAACAAGCGTATTAGAATCACTACAAAAGAAAACACAAAAAGCTATTGAACTACATAAAAATTTAACTAATAATGTAAATAATTCATTCAAACAAAATATAAAAGAATTTAATAAAGAAATAATAACACCTAAATTTTTATAATTATGACTAAAGAACAAACACACGAAGAAAATTACAGTATCTATAATAGCGACTGTATGGAAGTAGTAAAAACTATGCCAGATGAAAGTATAGATTTATCAGTATATAGTCCACCTTTTGCTGGATTATACAACTATTCAAGTAGTGAAAGAGATTTTAGTAACTGTGAAAATAAAGAACAGTTTTTAGAACAATACGAATTTCTAATAAAAGAAATGGCTAGGATAACTAAAAAAGGTCGTATTAACGCTGTTCATTGTACAGATGTATTTGATAATACTTGTCGTCTTTGGGACTTTCCACATGAAATAATTAAACTACATGAAAAGTACGGATTTGAATATCGTAACCGTATTACAATATGGAAAGAGCCGTTAAAAGTTAGAATGCGTACTATGGTACAATCTTTAATGCACAAATTTATAGTTGAAGATTCTACTAAGTGCTTTACTGCTATGCCTGACTATGTACTAATATTTACAAAGAAAGGAGAAAACGAAGTACCAGTAACACATAAAGAGGGGTTGAAGTATTACGCTGGAGAAATACCAGTATTACCAAATATATTAAGAGCATGGAATAATGCAAATGGTTCTGACTTAAACGAAGCTCAATTATGGGAGTATTTGAATAGTAAATTTAAAGACCATAAAGACCCTAAAAGTAATAAATTAAGTCATTACATTTGGCAACGATATGCTTCTAGTGTATGGGATGATATTAGAATAGACAATGTTTTGCCTTTTAAACAAACTAAAGAAGAAGATGATGAGAAACACGTACACCCTTTACAATTAGATGTTATTGATAGAATCGTACAATTATATTCTAATCCTAACGAGGTTGTGTTTACTCCTTTTATGGGTGTTGGTAGTGAGGTTTTTAGCCCAGTTTCATTAGGTCGTAAAGCTATCGGAGTTGAATTAAAAGATAGTTATTATAAACAAGCTATTTTAAATGTAAAAGAAGCCGATAGAAGATTTAAAGAAACGGTTAAGCAAGAAACACTATTTTAAATAAAGCGTTGTTGTATGTGTAACACCTCAATAGAGAAAGGTCAGTTATGCGACAGTAATAAATGTGCTGATGAATGGTGGGAAAAGTATATTATAAATGGAATTAAATAATTATTAACTAAAAACAAAAACAAAATGAATTTATTATTAATCGCAGTATCACTAATAACTTTTATAGTAACGGTAATAGTTGTACCTTTAAAGTTAAGTAAGATATTAAAGAAATTAGATGTAGTAACAAAGAATCAAAGAATTATTGAGGACAAAATTAAAAA